CAATGTAAATATGGTGGTGGTTCCGGAAGCAGCAGTCATACTTGTGGCATTTGGATGAGCACCAATAGTGAATGTATACAGAGTGCCTGGAATTACATTATAATCATCTTCAAAAATCCAGGCACCACCTCGTCCGCCAGCACCCGCTCCGCCAGCAGAACCGGCAGTGCCAGCTTCCCCAGCAGCACAACCAGTAGCACTTATTCTCCACACTCCATCAGGACACGTCCATGTTCCTGTAGCTGTAAATTTCTTTTGCCCATGTTGATCTTTGTTTTGGAATTGTCCGAATATCTGTCTATCGATACATGATGCCGCAGATACTTTTGTGGCAGATCCTACACAACGATCATTGGGAGATGACGCTAGATAATATCCATTTTTATCATCATACCAAGATGGAGCAGTAATAGACCAATAAGGACTCAATATCTGAGTACCAGCAGATCCGGAAGGAGCCACATAAATGTAGCAAGATCCTGTCGTGATAGCTGACCATGAAGTGGCATTGATGGCCTCATCCGAAGCAAATATGAAAAATGCACTATTTACCTCGATGATTGAACCTGCAGCAATTGATGGGACGGCAACTGTTTCAGGGATGGTATAGGTCAGAGACAGCCCCATGAAACCTTTCAATGAATTGATAATGGAAACAGATGTGGATACTTGACTACCTGCCATATGTTATTCCTCCCTTAGAAAATAATAAATACTTTCATTGAGTAGTAAAATAAAGTATGGCTTGTTTAGCCGCTTCTTTTGCAAATACTCTAAACTCATTATATATTTTATACTCCTCAGAATTTATATCCGCAAGTGCTTTATTTATCATAGAAAGTTCCACACTCTTATTATACCTAGTACCTATTATGGCATCAACAATCGCACCATATTCGATGGAAAGCGTTTCTGCATATTCAAAGGTATATACAGTTCGTTTTTTATTTTCAAAAATAAGTTCTTCAGGTAGGATGCAGAATCTTATTTGATAAAAACCGTTGCTCTGTTCCACTAATTTAGGATAATTATCAGATGAGCCTTTGTTCATATAAACTCCTTTATTTTAATCCACATGTAACAAGGATTGCATACATATCTTTATTTATCAATCTATTCCAAAGATTGTAGGCATTTGAAAATTTTAACCATCCGTAATAACTCATTACACTACTAAGTAAATTTTTATTACTTATGTGTTTATAATTTATTCGTATATCAACCAATCTATATTTAAAATTTTCTTTTATTCTTTTACGAAGTAGACAATATTTGTTGTATATAACATATCCAAGAAAATCTATTCCTCTGCTTTTTATAGGAAATATTTGCCAATTTTCCTTTATATGCAGCTGTAGTTTGTTTAATAGGTATTCATTTGCTGCGGTTAACACTTCATGAAGAAATTCTTTATTATCTGAAAGTATTACAATATCATCGCAATATCTATAATAATATTTACAATGCTGATGCTCTTTCATCCAATGATCAAAATAAGCAAGATATAAATTACCAAAATATTGGGATAAATAATTACCTATTGGTAGTCCATCTGCAGAATCAATAATTACATCCAGTAACCATAACACTTGAGCATCTTTTATTTTCTTTCTAATAATTGATTTTAAAATATCATGGTTAACTGATGGATAAAATTTTTTTATATCAAATTTAAGACAATATATACAATCTAATTCATTTTGTATGTCGTTCCTTATGTGATGCAAAGCATCATGTATTCCTCTATGCTTTAATGAAGAAAAAGTATTTCGTATAAATAATGGATTCCAAATAAATTCTAGTATTTGTACTATACAATGATGAATAATTCTATCTGGAAAATATGGGAGTTTATAGATGGTTCTTTCTTTGTTATAAAATTGTTTTACATATATGCTATATTTTCCATTAGCAAATGTTCTATTTTTTAGTAGGCTTTGTAGCATACTAAAATATTTATTTTCATTTTTGTCTATTTGAATCACTTCTTTATATCTGAGTTTTCCTTTTTTAGCATTTTTATGGGCTAATTTAATATTTTCTATGTTGTATATTTTCTCATATAAATTGTTATATCTTTTCATATAAGTTCCTCTGGTTTGTTGTAGCCCATGAGTTTTCAATAAAATTATTTACTAACGCATATATGGACTTTTTATATTTTTTACCAAGAGGTAAGGAAATACAATAAAAGCAGAAAAAACAAAACAAGGCGAGCGCCGATATTCTGATTAGCATTAGCTGAGGTATTATTACAATTCCAATAGAAAAATCCAGCATTAGTCCCATTATTCGTATTACCCCCAACATTTACAACCTGCTAAAACACTCAATATTGTATTCCCCATAACAAATTTTAAATTACTATTTTAACAAACCAAGGCGAGCGCCGATATTCCGAAGAGCAGCAGCCGAGGCATAAGAACAAAGCCAAGCGAAAAAGCCAGCACTAGCCCCATTATCCGCAGCACCCCCAACAGCGACAACCCGCCAATTGGTAAATTGATAATAATAATCTGTAATTTTAGTAGCAGAATTGGCACCGACAGTTTTTGGTAAAAAACCACGAGATGTTGCTAATAAGGTATTTTGATATCCATTATTATTTATCAAAGTCCCAATCAACGTATAATTAGAAGCGGTATTATCAGCTAAATCAGCACGTACATTACACACATATGCAATGTTATTATTTATATTTATACCATCAACCCATTTCCATATATGCCCAAATGGATTTTCAATGCCACGATAAGATATATATTTTGTTGATTCAGTAGCAGCACTTGCCGCACCTGCAGTATTTCCTGTAGTATTGCCTATAGGTACAGAATTACCTCCTTTGCTTATAGGATAATAATTATTATATACTGCCCAGTCAGTGACATTCGTTATTCCAGCACCTATTTTGTTCTGTGAATAAAAACTATTATATTCAATCAAATACAATAACTGTATAGCACTTTCCATATCATAGGTTAATTGGGTCCAACCCGTGCCGCGATTGCTTGCTAATACTCTGGCTTGTGCTCTGGTAATTAAGATACATGCGGGAACAGCAGATACAGATGCTAATTTATCTCCTGTGGTAGCAGTAACATCTTTTTCCAATACAATAGTTGTATCAGCTATAGTCTCATCCGTTACTGCTTCTGCAATTGTAATTTTTTGGGCTGCAACTGTAACTACTGTACGAGTACCATTATTTCCCGCGCTTGCTCCACTAACTACTATTTTGGTGCCCACTATCATATTTGTAAAAGGTGCAGTCAATGCCGTACAAGTAATTGATTTATCCGCACTTGCAAATGTTGCGGCAGAAGCACTTAATCCTACCTCACCAACATATTTTGATGCTGATACATCATATAAAGAAGCTTCAAATGCACCAACAAATGCTTTACTTAATTCGGTAGTGCCTGATAAAAATAATGGATGTACTTCAAATCCTGCTAATTTTAATTCCGATATTTTCCAGGTGTGCACTGTGCCCACATATGAGTACTGATAATAAAATTTAGGTATTTCTACCATTACCTGCCCATCAGTACCATCAAGTACTGAAGCGGTAACACCATCTTCTTTTAATGCTGAATTGGTTGGGAATAAATAATATGCAACTTCTCCAGCATCTGTCACTACACAGCGGCGCATTCCTTTTTGTACTGTCAAATAGTTTGGATCTGCTGTTGCTGTGCGACCTAATCTGACATAGGTATCTGTATTTTCATCCCAAGAAATACCATCATATAAATAGCCGTATGTACCAGTATTCAATGCAGTAGCTACCACCGCATTCACTTTTTTATATGTACTACCATCCTGGATTGTGTCTTCATTAACCATCAATGCTTGGTATGTAGTTCCTACTCTAACAATAACTATTTTGTCAGTCGATATAGGACTTACTGCTGTCGGTAGCTCAGATATTTTTTTAGTTGCCATTCTAAACCTCCCTTATAGATTTTCAAGCAAGTGCAAATTATATGTAAATCGCATATTAGTCGTATGAATAAATTCCAATGTTTCAGAAATAGAACAATAGCAAGGTTCCACTATTGGATATGTCCGTATATCATCAAAGTTACAGAATATCAATGATTTACTCGTCCCAGAATAGGTGTACATATCCATAATAGAAGTCACCATCGATGAGGACGATTGTGGAAATGATAAACTAAACCCTCGCCATGTGGTGCCTTTTATTCCAAACTTCTGCCTATTTCTTCCAAATGATACAACGTCGGTGGTATTTAATTTTATCTTGAAATCCAATAGGGAGGAAGGATCTATTGTCAAATATGTCCCAAGCCAAAGCCTCCCAATCTCCAATGAGGCTTGTCCTGAGAATTCAAATTTCCAATAATTATATGTTTTATTTTCAGATAGATATTTTAAACAAGCTCCTGTAGTGATTACAGAAACACTTGTCGTAAAAGAAGGTGATCCCCAGGAATCGGTATCATTGCCAGAAATTATTATTGAGCATGTCGTGGTACAATTATGGCCGAGTATTCCAACTGTATTAACTGCTGCTTTATCTATCCTACAAACTACACTCTGAGATGTAGCAGTATCAGATTTCCATTTGGTGGCAAGCCGCTCATCGACAACATTGGTAATAGGAAAGCCAGTCAATGTGGACGATGCGACAGGAACATATGTATCTGCCCAATAATCCAAGACATTGTAATATGCTATTCTCATATGCTCCCTCTTACATCATTTAGGCAATGGAAAATGTATTATTCTTGATAGCTCTGAAATTGCGGTAGACACAATAATCAATCCTCCCGCCGCCCATGCCAAGTTTTTAAGCAACTCTATCAAGGCTTGAAACCTGGATCTGTTTTCATTCCTATAACGTGTATATCGTTCCACCCACGCAATATACAGATCCTCTTTAGATTCTACCTTATTTCTATTATAATATTCCAACCATATTGGATATAGTTCAGATTTCTTCGCGTATCCACCTTCCTGTAGACAATGCTCTATTTTAGTAGCCACCTGATCAGGTGTAGCTCTGGTTGCGAGCATAGTTTCCATTCGATCAAATCGAGCAGAAAGTTGTGTTTCCAGTCTGTTAAACATTTCAGTGATCTGTGTGGTGGTACGCGCTTCTGCTTCTAATCTAAGCCATTTCTCCCGGTCGGTTTCATCCATCAGCTACTCCTTTGGCTGTTTCTTTTGCTAGTTTATTTGTCCTCTTCCAGCACTATTCCATATTTGAATCGCATCCTAGATGAATGTATAAATCCCACTTCTTCCGACAAGGAGCAGTAGCATGGTTCCACAATATTATAACTCCTAATGGTGTCGAAATTACAGAATATCAAAGAAGAATGCATACCCACTGCATCAATCATAGTTTCTATTGCAGATATCATCGTGTAGTCAGTTTCTGGGAATGCCAAATTAAACTGCCTCCACGACACTCCAGGAATACCAAATTTCTGTCTATCGCTTCCATGGTATACTCGATCTGATGTTTTTAACACAATAGAAAAATCCAATAGGGCAGATGGACTAATGGTTAAATATGTTCCTATCCATACCCTACCAACGCTGATTTTACTTGCCCCAGAATCGGTTATTGTTACCTTCCAATATCTAAAGCTAGCAGACTCCTCTTCTATCAAAAGATAGGAATCTTCTGAGCTCAATTCATCTGGTACTTCTGAACCAATGCAGCTGGATGATAAAGTATATAAGAAGAATTTCAATATAGCTTCTGCGCTCCAGGTACAGATTTCGTTTATTATCGGAGCATCCAAATACGATACATCATAGGCACTAAATGTCACCACTGCAGAGGCACTAAGACTGTGACCAAGTACTGCCACAGTATTTACTACTTTCGCAGATCCCAGATCTATATAAATTGATACAGAAGATCCTGAGTATTCAAATGGTTTGCTTAGTCGCTGATCCTGTAGATTTACCACAGGAAATAATGCATCAGCGCCAGATGAGGTTACTACCCCATCATCTATAAAATTGTCATATGCTATCCTCATCTTTCCTCCTCCATAACCAAATTATATTTGAATCTCATCCTAGAGGAGTGATTAAGCACCAGATCATTAGCAATGGACACATAACACGGTTCCACTATTTTGTAATCCCTGATAGTGTCAAAATTGCAGAATATGAACGAGGTATGTTTTCCCACGGATACAAACATTGCCCTAATCAATTCTATCATATCGCTAGCAGAATCTGGGAATGACAATTCAAACTTCCTCCACCCAACTCCTTCCAGTCCCCACTTTTGCCTATTTATTCCATAGATATTTCTATCGGATCTTTTTTTAGTAATTTTAAAATCCAACAGAGATGAAGGGCTTATGGTTATGTACTCTCCCATCCATATTCTACCAATGGATATTTTACTGGCCCACGCATCCTCAATATCTATTTTCCAATATTGATAATTCTGAGATGAAACAAAACTTAAAATCATACCCTCATTCCAAGTGCAAGACTGGGTAAAATCAGGAGGAAGCAAATAATCAGAGGTGACGTATGCTGTAAAAATAACTGTGGCGGCACTACTTAAATTATGCCCCAAAACAGCCAAAGTGCCTACCGGTTTTACTGCTCCCAAATCTACATAAATTGATACTGAAGAAGCGGAGTATTCAAATGGCATACATAATCGTTGGTCTTTTAAATTGATCAGTGGATATTCTATATTCTCTCCTGAAGAGGTGATAATGGCGGAATCGAATTTATTTTCATAAGCAATCCTCATACCACTGCTCCTTGACTTATCAACACTGTTTTATTTTTAGTTGCTTGGAATATTTTAGACAATATTGGTTTTGAATCTATATTTACTACCAAGTCAATTGTTGGATCACTACTTGCTGCAGATATTGTAGGAAAATTAGAAATCAAATTATTCAATTGGTTTAGTGAGAATATTTGATTTTTATATATCATATCATTACTGGCTATTATGCGAGAGATTAAATCAGCAAACGTAGTACCTAACATATTGCTAGTGGGTAGTATAGATTGGTTATTTTCACCAGTTTGAACATTGTTTATAATTGGAATTTTCTCAGTGCTTTGATATTTGAATAATATTGATCTGATGTCGGCCAATATATCTGCAATCAAGCCTCCAGGGAATGAATTATCAATAGTCTTATTATCAATAGTCTTATTCTCGATATTTTTATTATCAATATTTTTATTATCAATATTTTTATTATCAATAGTCTTATTCTCGATAGTCTTATTATCAATAGTCTTATTCTCGATAGTCTTATTCTCGATAGTCTTATTCTCGATATTTTTATTCTCGATATTTTTATTCTCGATATTTTTATTATCAATAGTCTTATTCTCGATAGTCTTATTCTCGATATTTTTATTCTCGATATTTTTATTCTCGATATTTTTATTATCAATAGTCTTATTCTCGATAGTCTTATTCTCGATAGTCTTATTCTCGATAGTCTTATTCTCGATATTTTTATTCTCGATATTTTTATTCTCGATATTTTTATTATCAATAGTCTTATTATCAATAGTCTGCTGATTATTATTTATATTCACTATACTAGAAGATTCTTTTTTGGTGGTATCTTTATTTCCTACTATAGTGCTTACTATTTTTTGTATTATGGAATTTAATTTATCTAAGGGCACAATGGCTTCCGGCACTCCGGCTTCTGCCACAGTGACAGTACGTCCACCTTTTTGAGGCATTACTATTCCGCCCTCTGCTAGTCGTGGTGCTGCCGGAGGTACTTGAGCCTGAATTATGCTTATTTTAGCAGCCCCAAATGCAGCCGCTGCTGCCGCTGCCGCTACTCCCAAGGCAATACCAATTGGACCAAGTGCAGCAAAAGATTTATATACCTGTACTGCCATTTGAGCGGTATCTATTACTGTCTGCGCTATGCTGAATCGTTTATCCGCTTCAAATTGGGCTTTCTGCATTTGATATCTTTGTAATGCCGCCGCATCATTGATATCTTTTTCCTTTTTCGCATAATCAGCAAGTATCTGAGCTTTTCGAAGTGCCTTTTCAGCTTCCACTATCTGCTCAAGAATAGCAGCTTTTTTCCGCATGCTGTGTTCTTTGGCGTATTGAGCTTTTAATTCATCTACTGTTTTTTGAGCAGACTCTACTTCAGTTTTTTCTTTTAATCCTTCACGCTCTAATAAAGCTTCTAGCTGTTGCTCATTTGCATATAATAAAGCTTCTGTTTGAGCATCAAGCGCATCCATGGCATTTTGGGCTATCATATCAAACAATTCTTTTAAAGAGCTAGTAACCGTCTGAGTCAAGGATAATACTTTATCAAAACCAACTTCCAGTTTATCCCAAATAGTCAATTCTTTTTTATTCAAAGAGTCTATCACAATTCCAAGTTTTTTCAATTCCTCTTCAGTAAGTTGAATCGCTCCAGAATTATATGCACTTTGAATAGATTCAAAATAGGCGGATACTTGCTTATTTGCTTCTTCTGCACCCTTATCAGTGGTTTTAAATGCTTCATCAATATTTTTTATGGCGTCTGGCTTCACTTGATCTAAGGCAGCTTTATATGCTTTTCCTTGAGCAGTACTAGCACCTATGGAACTGGACAATCTTGTGAAATATTCTATTTGGGTTTTTAATGAACTACCTGCACCTTCTTTCGAGTCACGGTACATTTTAATAAGCAATGATCCTACTTCTTTTAATTTGTCTGTCTCAATTGTTTTAAATAATTCTATCTGCTTAGCATCAGTGGCTTTACTAGCCAAGTCTATTAAATTTTGAAGTGCATCAATTGTAGGTTTTAGCGGATCTTTTTTTATCAACGCTTCATTATAAGCAATCAGCAATTCCAATTCTAAATTATACTGAGCCAAACTTATTTTTAATGCCTGGTACTCAGCAGATCCGGATTTTCCCAGCAATGCCATAACCTGCATCAATTCCTTAGTGGAAGAAATATTGGCTTGTACTCCTTCATCATGTTTTATGAATTTGGCCTCTAGCAATAAAGAAGTGTCTTTTATTTGTTTGGCATAAACTTTTTCGGCATCCAATAAGGTATTGGTGCCTCCGGTCATGGAATCTAAATCAGCAGAAGCTTTGGCATACACATCAGATCCGGATAAACCTGCGTTGGATAATATGATGAGAAATTCTTTGGTCGACGCAATATTTTTATTGAGAGCTTCCGATTGAGTTAGTGATCCTGTTTTAGCCGCATCAGTATTGCTTTTTACGGCATCTTTATAGGTCTGCGTAGCTCCGGAAAGCAAATCATATTGAGCATTCAGTAGCTCCATAGACTTCTGTACTTTTATATATTCAGCAGATCCTATTTGACCCAATGCTTTTAAATCATTCAAATATGTATTGGTTGCTGCAATATTGGCCCACAACGATTCTCTCGTAGTTTTCAAGGCACTAGATGCTAATTTCTCATTGTTGGAAATGGCGGTGGAATATTTTTCCATAGCTGCCGATATTTCATCAGTCTTTAAACTACCCAATATCACTTGTAATTTCTTCAATTCTTCAGGAAGTAAACCAAAAGGATTCCCAGGCACCATAGCAGAATCCAGCATTTTCTTTAAAGCATCGGCAGCATCTTTGGCTCCGAATTCTGTAGAAGCATACATATCCTTGATTGTATTTTTTAATTTGGATATGGCCGTTTCAGGAGCATTGGCATTCAAATTATCGATTATCGCCTGTACTCTTGCTAATTGGTCGGCATCCGCTTTTACGGCTTCCTTTATCGCCAGCCAACCTTTCATAGTCACATCAAAATCCTCTTTGGTGCCAAGTGCTGTAGAAGCAAATTCTGTGGCTATTTTCAGCTGGATGGAGTATTTCCCCAACTCCTTGGCAAGAGCCCCGTATTCGGCAGTCCCTACACTCCCTGCCAAAGATAATGCCTGCATGTAGGTCTTGATAGCTGTTATTTTTGCTTGTATGGCATCTGCTTCCGAAATGTTCTGATTGGCTAATAGCGTTTCTGTTTCTTTTATCTGTTTGGCATACTCTTTCGTGGCATCGGTCAGGGTGTTTGTTCCACCGGTGAGTAAATCTAGAGCATATTTGGCTTTCTCATATTCTGTGGTACTAGCCAACCCAGCATCCAGCAATACACCCATATAGGTTTTGGTCGATGCTATTTTGGCTTTTGTTGCGTCTGCTTGAGATAATTCCCCGGACGATACGGCATCTTGGTGAGCTTTTAAAGTATTGTTGTACGTGTCGGTGTACGAGGTCAATAGCAACAGCTGATTCTTATAATCGGAAACGGCTTTGGTGATTTTTACATATTCCAAAGAGCCTTTCTGACCTAATGATTCCAAGCTGGTCAAATAAGTATTGGAACTATCGATATTTTTAGATATCATTTCCTGAGTGGTCTGGAGTCCTTCGGATGCTCTGCGTTCTGCATTTACTATAACATTGTTGTACGAATTCGCGGCAGCTGAAATACCTTCTGTATTTAAACTATCAATGACAATCTGTAAATGTTGTAATTGGATTTCAGTCAAGCCAAATGGATTACCTTTGAGCGCATCCTCAAAATGTTTTTTCAAGCTTGATGCGGCTTCTTTCGCTCCAGATTCTGTACTGCCGTACATATCCTCTACTTTTTGAGCAAAAGCGCTTAAAGCCTCTTTTGGAGCGTTGGCATTTAAATTATCAATTATGGCTTGGACTTCTTGCAATTTTTTTGCATCATCCTGTACTGCTACTGCTACATCTTTCCAGTATTTTAATTGAGCCTCAAAATCCTCTTTTTTACCTGCAGCTGTTTGAGCATAATTTGAAGCTATCATCAACTGCATATTGTAGGATGATAAATCTTTTACTAATTGAGTATACAGTTTATCGCCAGTAAGTCCAGCCAAAGACATGGAACGTATTAAATTGTCTGTAGCCGCTTGATTGGATTTGATAGCATCTTCCGATGAAATATTATGATTGGCCAATAATATGGCTGTGTCACTTATTTGTTTGCGATATTCTTTCTCTGCATTTACAAGCGCATTTGTTCCACCGGTCATCAATTCCAAATCAGCAGCAGCTTTTTTGAACATCGTGGAATTGGCTAGTCCAGCATTCGATAATTCCACCAAATAAGCTTGCGTCAATCTAATATTTTCTTTTAGAATATCTGCATTAAGATCCGTATTAGGAACTATTACTTTTGTAGTTATTGTTTTTGTTATACTGGGATTTTCTTCTTCCGCAGTATTGGTTGATATCACCTTTCTAGTTTCAGTAATTGTTCTGTTTTGATTTGCTTTTATAGCATTATTATATTCAAGAGCCTTGGTGGTAATTAAATCATATTGTTTCGTAAGCAACGTCAATGATCCACTTACTCTGGTGTATTCATCCGTTCCTGTTTTGCCGTATTCTTCTAGTTTAGATTTATATGTTTGGGTAGTGGCTATATTATTTTTTAGAAGTGCCTCTGTGGTTATCAAATTGTGGGAGGCTTGCTGTTCATTCTGAGAAATAACAGTATTGTATGCTTCCGCTGCCGCGCTCAAAGAATCTATATTCTTTTTCAATGCTAGATATATGGCATTATACTGATTAAATACCAAGCCAGAAGTAAGCCCATTTAATGCAAATGTTTGTATCAATTTAGTTATAGCATTTAATTCTTCTTGATAACCATCTTGTTTTGTTCTAAATCCCAACGTGACTAATCTAGTATTATCAGATATTGATTTATTATACAAATCCATCGCCATAGACACAGGAGACAAGCTCACTTTCATTTTTTGTAAGATGTCATTCATCTTTTTAAATTCGGCAGTACCTTTAAATCCACCACGTATCCAGGTGTCCAACAACTGCTCTGTTAAAGCAATAGTAGTGGTCAATTGCTCTTCAGGAGTAAGTAACCCCACACCAGAAGCACCTTTGGCTGCTATAACCCCCAATTCTTTTTCATATGCCGCAGTGGAATCTTTTAAAATATCGGTAGAATTCTTCATTATGTTCAAGGATTTTTCTAGGTCTATATATGCCTTACTACCGGTTTTCCCTGCTCTAGCCCAAGAGGATAATAAACTTTCCGTTAGTGAAATATTTTCTTGTAAAGCCACCGATGATGTTTTTCTTTGGGCATCAACTAATTTCTGATTCTCTGATATGGCTTTATTGTAGGACACCAATGAGTAGTCTTGAAGGTCTTTATATTTCTGCAGTTGCTCGAATGCTACTTTATATTCGGTGGATGCAATACCATAAGCTTCTTCTATAGCAGAGGCATATTGTTGGGCAGCTTCTGCATTAGCAGCAAGGGCATCTTCCTCTTGGCTATATCCAGACACTATTTTTTGATTGTTTAATTCTACTTGCTTATTGAATATGTTCTGGGCTTGGGATAATGCGTTATATTCAAATCCCAGAGATTTTAGAAGTGTTACTGTTTTTCTCCACTCACTATTACCTTCTTCTGCTTTGGTGGTAACATTACCTATTAAAGAAGTGAAGTTCTCGTTATAAAAATTCAAACCCTCTAGTACACTAACATGATTTTTATACAACTCAATTAAAGCTGTTTCACTCTGTATCTTGGTAAGGTCGCCCCTTGCCAATTTTGCTTTTATTTGTGTTTCTTCCGCCATAAACCTGGCTTGTTCCGCACGTCTGGAATTACCTTGCTCTTGAGCTTCGTTTGCTATTGCGGCAGATTTAAGCACCGCAGCATCATATTTTTTTCTAACAGCAAGCAAAGCATCAAAGTTTACACCACCTTCTTTTGACCCCATAGCACGTAATTGATTGAGTAAGGAATCCACA